TAATTCAGATTAGGTAGGTCAGTTAATGCCACACCTCCGACACGCCCCCTGGCAAATGTCAAAGCTGTTTGAGGATCTACTTCAGGCGTAGGGTTAGTTCTGCTTAGACATTTTAAAAGTAACTCCCTCGCGCCAGGGATGCTGGATAATACGCTACTAGATGGTATTGAGTTAGCGAAACATGAATCCCAGGAAGGGAACCCGCCTGTACCGCCAACATTCATTGTGCTGTCATAGATAGATAGTATGTACGGAAGAGTATTAGCTCCATAAAAATCATACAAACTACCAGAGTCAAAACTAAATCCAGTTACAGAGTCAACTCCACTAATAGTTTCAGTAAACCGATCACTGCCACCTGAGACACGCGGCCCGACACTCGCCCCTTCCCCGAACAGGGTGTAAAAAATTAACTTTGGTGGAGTACCATCAGGTAAGTTAAACACGATTAGGTACCCATCTTGACAATAGATCGTTCCAACCAAATAGGGTCGTTAGCCGAGGCCATCTTCCCTGTGAAATTCAAGTAAGTCGTAACACCTGTACTTACTGTACCAGTAGTAGCAGGAGTTCCGGAACTTGAAGCGCCGCCACCAACGTTAGCCGCTGGGAATTGGTTTACTTGTGAACTGACTGATCCTCGATTTTGCACCATGATAGGGAGTGGGTGGATACAAGTAACAGTCGCAGCCGCTGTTCCTGTAACAAGATAGAAAGGGTCCCCACTAATGCTAGTCGCGGAAGTTCCTAACCTTACTCCAGGAGTCTTGGCGCCAGTACCACTTGTAGATCCCCATGTTGCATCAACTCCCAAGTATCCGTTTACTGTCATAGGTGGGATGGTTACTGACTTAATCACAAACTCAGTTCCTGCCAGAACAACAGTTGGATTACCTGTATAAATAGATGGCGAGTGGATAGAGGTAGACAAAGAGCCTGTAATGTTTACGTGCTTGGCATTAGAGCGAGCAGTAACCACCAAGAAAAGATTCGTTATTATTATTGGTGGTCGAGGATCAATGAAATCCGTTGGCGTGGCAGACATTATGATTGCTGGTGTAATGGACTACGGTGATAAGGTTTATTGTCTTCGCGAGTATCAAGAGTCAATTTCAGAATCTGTTCACGCGCTAAACAAAGAAGAAATAAAGCGGCATAATTTTAAAGGGTTCACCGTTCAGGACGCCGCTATATATCATGAATCTGGCGGAGAGTTTAAATACAGAGGGCTATCGCGTAACCCTGCAAGCATTAAATCATCACAGGGGTTTAGGCGTTTCTTTTCGGAGGAATCCGCGCTGCTTAGTGATGATTCATTAACACAGCTAACGCCAACAGCGCGCAACAAAGCTAGGTTTGGGTTGCCTGGTGAAATACGTGAAACAATCGAAGAGGATGATGAGCTGGCTGGGGTTCAGATGTTCTTTGTGGCAAACCCGAATAGTAGCGCAGATCCATTTAGCCAAAGATTCATAATTCCATTCGAGAATGAGATAAACAAAAACGGATTTTACGAGGATGATCTTCATCTAATTATTAAGCTTAACTACACCGATAATCCGTGGTATGAATTTTCAGGACTAGAAGAAGAAAGAAAATTTGATTTTGAAAATAAGTCGCGCGCCAAATACGATCATATATGGCTTGGAGCATTCTTGGACACAGTAGCGAATTCGATTATTGAGGCTGAATGGTTTGATGCGTGCATTGATGCGCATGTTCATTTAGGCTTTAAACCGCAAGGACAAGAGAAGATGAGCTATGACCCTGCCGATAGCGGAGACGACAAGGCTGTAGCAATTCAGCATGGCTCGGTAGTGCTTGGGTGTGCCAGCACATCAAGCGGCGATGTTAACGAGGCTACAGACTGGGCCACAACGTTTGCCGTTAAGATTAAGCCTGATGTGTTCATGTGGGATGCTGACGGGTTAGGGTTAACGCTCAAGCGCCAGATTAGCGAGGCTCTTGGCGGCAAGAAGATAAAGCTAGTGCCTTTCCATGGTTCAGGATCAAAGTACGCCCCAAATGAATCCTATGACGCAATAGACGGCGAACAATGGTCGGGCGAAGAGAAGAGAAACAACGATCAACTATTTACCAATCTTCGCGCCCAGTGTTACTGGGCGTTACGCGACAGGATATTCAAAACCTATTTGGCAGTAAAAAAAGGACGTTACTACTCGCCAGATGAGTTAATAAGCTTTAGTTCTGGCATTAGTGAAATGACAAAGCTGCGCGCCGAGATATGCCGAATCCCGCGCAAGTACGTAGCAAGTGGAAGAATACAGATATTAAGCAAGGCAGAAATGAAATCGCAAAAGATAGCATCGCCCAACATGGCTGATGCTGTGATGATGCTGCAATTACCCGTTGATATTTATGACGACTACGAAGACGACTATGAGCCTGAAAGAACAGGCGGGAGCTGGGCATAGTTATGGCGCAACCCGATTGTACTCAATCAGCAGTTCAAGATAAGCAATAGCGTACACAGGCGGCTCATTACCCCATGCACTTACAGTTCTTGGGTTGGTTTCAAGGCGTCTAGCTAGTTCAGCTTTGGTAATTCCGGCGCGCTTTAGTAAAGAAACAAAATCTTTCATATATCCTCGGTTGATTATCTATAAATATAGATATATTATGTATTCGTTAGACAATATAACGCAACATAAATTAATCAGGGGATGCGGAAATGAATGAGATAGAGTTAAAAGTTATGGTTAAGGGTGAGCTTTTAAAGCTATTCCCTGATGCAAAATGGGTTGATATTGATGGTCCTAAACATGTGGCCATGGCTATAACGAATAGCCATGATCTAGGCGATGATATGGAATGCCTTCACAAAGCCTGCAGAGAGGATGGTGATACTGAATTTGAGGCGGTAGCGAATTTATTGGAGAGCGTTAATCAGGTTAGATTTTTTGAGCAGCCTGACATTATATTTTTTAGATGCTGCTCAATATCTAAAAATATAGATTTTGATCTTCAAGAAACTATTTACAGGGCTGGAGCAAGATTTGCTCTTGGTTATAGCAAGGGAGAATTAAAATTAACTCAATAGCTAAAGCAATTATTATATTTATAGGTTTTTTGGTAGTATGTTCTTGTGATTACGCGAGCGCGGAAGATCTATTGCTTGGGCAGTACAGTCATCATGCTAAGAAGTTTTACGACAACCCTTGCTACAATAAGGCCAAGGATGATTGCCAGTTTGATGAGATAAACGATTATCATCCACTGATTGGCATAAACAAAGATGGCTACACTGTTTTTGTAATGAAGAACAGTTTTAACCGTACATCGTTTGGTGCGTTAATTACTTACGATTACGATTACAATAAAAATATTCGCCCTTTCGTGGCAGCTGGGCTTGTTAGTGGATACAAGGACGCATTGCCTGTAGAATGGCATGGCATAGCACCGGTTGTATATTCTGGGCTTGACTTACATCCAGATTCTGACAAGTGGGGTGTTGTTATAAGTTACGCACCGCAGCAATTTATTGGCATTGGGTTAAGGTTTAAGATCGGGAGCAGATTATAATGCTCTGGTGTTGTTACTTGAGAAATGGCGAAGTTATTGTGTGTTCGCTTAGAGCTACTCAAAAAGGTAGCCAAGAGTCGGCATACCAAAGGCTTGGATACGAAAACTGGAAAGGCGCTAGAGACAATGGGATCAGGTGCTATAAAGTTATGGTGTGCAAGCTCTAATTAATTATGAGTGAGAATTAATGAGCATAACCAGCATTGTAAAACTAATCGGCAAGGTTAACATTGCTGGCGATATTGATTCGAATAAATTGGAGCTGATTGCCGATGATGTAATTGAGCGAGCGAACCAAGATAAGCGCTCAATGGCTGAGTGGATTGAAGGCGTAGAAAACGGCATAGAGCTGTGCAAGCCGGAGTACTCAGGCAAAGATGAGCCATGGCCTAATGCTGCAAACTTCAAGTCACCAATTCTAGCCGAGGCAGCAAACACATTTGGCAATCGTGGCGCTATTGAGATTATGCGCGATCCAAAGCTTGCCAAGACTACGATCACTGGCTTAGCAACGCGTAAAAATGTGATTGACAAAAAGGCCGCAGAGGTTAGCCGATGGAAGGATGCAGCCGCATCATATAGCGAGAGAATCAAACAGCTAGATCCAAATGACCCTGAAGTCGAGAAAATACAAAAAGTAATTGATGATCTCAATGCCAAGATTGATGAGAATATGCAGGTCATCAAAAAGAAGAAAGACGAAATTAGATCAGAGAATGAAAGAGCTGATCGCGTTAACGAGCTGATGAACTGGCAAATTAACGTTGAGATGGAAGAGTGGCGCTCGGACATGAAGCGCATTCTCTACTCGCTCCCGAATCCTGGCTGCATGTTCAAGAAAACATTCTACGATGAAACTCTTGGGCGCCCGGTGTCGGAAGTAATTAACTACCCTGATTTCTACGTAAATCAGAAAACCCGCAACATGAAAACCTGCCGCTCGTTTACTCATGTAATCCCATTTAGCAAGGCAGAAGCTGATTTACGATTCAAGCTTGGCTCATGGCTTAAGCAAGACCTTTATGCAAAAGATGCAGATGGCGATGAAGGCAGCAATGAGAAAGCAGAATCCAATAAAACCGCTGATAATGACAATAAATTCTATGAGCAATATTGCTGGCTAGACTGTGATGAGGATGGAATAGAAGAACCCTACATCATCACAGTTCACGTTCAGTCGTGTAAGGTCGTGAAGGTAGTTGCTCGTTACGACGAAGATACGATAATCGTTAGCTCAAAACAGAATGGCATTAAGCCAATGTCATTACTATCTGCGCAGAAGAAGCGCGCCGCACAAATAACTGCTGAAAATTTAGAGTTTGGATTAAAGCAGGAATTGCCAGATCCAGAAGACCTAAGCGAATACACAATAGTTCGTGTTGAGCCGCTTAAAATCATCACCAAGTTCGGTATGATCCCCAGCTCTGATGGCACATTCTTGGATGTAGGATTCTATCATCTGATTGGATCGATGACGCTTGGTCACAATAAAACAACTAATGACCTGCTGAACGGAGGGACTCTTGCCACAAACAATGGTGGCATGGTTGCGAAAGGTTTTAGACGTAAGGCTGGCGATTTAACTGTTAGGCCAAACGTTTACATCCAAACCGAGTGCGCGCCAGAAACTCTACAGGCATCAATTGCACACCTTCCCTACAAAGAGCCAAGCCAGACCTTATTCATGCTCAATGAGAAGCTTGAGAATACCGCGCGTTCGTTTAGCGCTAACTCTGACTTGGCGGGTCAAATACAAGCTAACACAGCGCCTACGACTGCTCTTGTGATGGCGCAAGAGTCTTTGGTGCCGCATACCGCTCACATGGGAATGATCATCGATTCAATCTCGGAAGAGTTTGGGGTTTTGTTTCAGCTTAACCGTGCGCACCTTGACACTGACAAGTACAAAGAAATCGTTGGCGATGACGAAGCTGTGTTCGAAGAGGATTTCGAAACTAGCGGTCTAAGTGTAACCTGTGGCGCAAACCCTGAAATGTCCAGTCGTTCGCAGCGCATTATGTTGGCACAGGCAGAGTTAGAGCAAGTTGATCGCGTTATTCAGGCTGGTGGTAACCCGGTGCCGATCGTGAAGAATTACTACAAGCGAATCGGCAGCGAAAACCTTGACGAAATATTCCCAAATGAAGCCGAAATGTCGCCAGAGGAAAAACAACAAGCCGCGCAAATGAAACAGTCATCTGATTACGCCAATAAGTTGGCTGAGCAGCAATTGCAGCTAATGAATATGCAAACTGACCTTCTCAAAAGCGGTGAAGAGCGTAAAGATTTTGAGGCTAAAGTAAGGGCAACTGAAACAAATGCCAAGATTGATAAATTGTTTGAGGAAATAAAAAACCTCAAGGCTGATACCATTCTCAAGCTTGAGCAGGCCGAAACCGAACAAACGAAAAACGAGTTAGAAATTTACACCACGCATGCGAATATCACAGCCCAAAATGAAGCTATGCGCATGGACTCAGAAAGGCATGAATCCGAATTAGAGAATACGAAAAATGATAACGAAGAATGATTTTGAGATATGGAAGCACGATGAAGTCACTCAAGCCTTCCTAGCTGAAATATCTGATAGCCTTAAAGATGAGCATGAACGTTTAATTACCGGAACGCCGGATGAGATAACTCGCATCGTTCACGCACGCAATGAAGCAATAAAAATATTCAGAGAAATTCTGGAGTGGAAGCCGCAAGAATTAATTAATCAGGAGGAGTCATGAATAATTACGGGATTAGTTTTATAAGAGACGAATGTACCATAATGGTTGAGGCTGATTGGTTTGACATTAAAGATGGGTTTATTCAGTTTTTCAAAGCCGTTAGCAACAAGCCGTTTGCGGCATATAATTTAAATAATATTTATTATGTTGTATTGCAAAAGAAATACACAGAGCAAGAAGTTTTAGATGAAATCAATAAGCTGAGGAATGACGAATGTCAGAAGTAAAGGTAACGCCCACTGGGCACTACATTTTAATTGAGCTGGTAGAGGTAAAGCAGGTAAGCAAAGGCGGGATTATTCTCACCGATGTAAACAAAGAGCAGAAGGCCGCACAGTTCGCCAAAGTAATTGCAATCGGCCCAACTGCATTCATTGGTGTTGATGGTTGCAATCCACTCTCATATCCACCTGGTCACGTAAACTACAATAAGCAGCCATACGAGATTTGGGGCTTAGAGATTGGATGCACTGTTGGTATGAACCGCTATGAGGGTTCAGATGTGAATGTGGGCGGGATTAAGAACTACCGCGTTATCCCTGACACCCAGTTAACGCATGTTGTAACCGGTGATTTCGAAATACACAAAGCAGACTTTTAATAACTGAGGATAATTCCTATGGCTAACGCCGAAACGATAGAAGATGTATTTGACGATGTGCTTAGTGATGAGCAGAAGCAAGAGGCGGCTGATTTAGATGATCAACAAGAAGCCGAAGAAAAGCCAGCGCCTAGTGGTTACATGGGCAAAGAGGCTTGGACTGCATCCGGCAAAGATCCTGACTTATGGGTATCTGAGGATGTATTCAAAGAGCGCACCCTGCGCATCAAGAATGAGTCACGGTTAAAGCGTGAGCTTGCCGAAAGCCGCAAAGACTTTGATAACCGGTTAAAGAATGTAAATACTCTCCAGCAGGCACAGTTAGCCCGCCAGCGCGCAGAATTACTTGAGCAGCGTGACGATGCTATTGATGTGGCTGACAAATCTGCTGTTAAAAAGCTGGATAAGCAGATTGCCGACCTTGATGCTGAGGCAGAGCTTGTAAAAGATGCGCCGATTAAGCAGGCTAACCCGCCAGAAGTTGATGAATGGGAAGAAGAAAACCCATGGGTAAATGATGTTAATGACCCGCGCACGCCAATTGCACAGGCAGCGTATGGTGAAGCTATTGCATCCGGTAAGACATTGGCCTATGCATTGCGGGCTGCCGATAAAGCTGTTGCAGCAATGAAGCCAACCATCAAAGCGGATGATATCCGTAAAAAGCCTGCGGTATCAATGTCTGACTCATCTCGCGCCGCAACGACTGATAGTAATTCATTAACGCTATCGTGGAGCCAGCTAACCAGTGAAGACAAAGCGATTTATGAGGAATTATTCAGCCATAAATCACAGAAAGATTACCTAAAAATTGTCGCCGATGCGCGCACAGGAGCTAAGAAATGAGTGATCCATTCGCCGTTGAGCAACAATCAGAAGTAGAGGAAGTTAAGAAAGGTCGTGGACGTGGTCGATCAGTTGCCAATATTACTGCAAAGGCTGCCGACAACCTTCGCACTGATACAGATCAAAGAATTAAGTTTAAGCGGGATCAGCCGCGAGTAAACTCAACTGATGTTGAGCTTAATTTAAGTGTTCCAGCTGGCACCGTACCGCCAGGCTATAAGGCGCATTGGTTCCCTGATAATGGGAATGGAGAGATTGATAACGCTTTGAGAGGTTGGTGGGGTCACTTAACCGATGCTCAGGGAGTAAATATCAGCAGAACCAAAGGTAAGGTTGTTAATTACCTCATGGTTATTGAAGAAGAGCTTTACAATGAAACCGAAGTATTGAGAATGAAAGCATATCGTGATAGTATTGGTGAAAATGATAGGGCTGAACTCGGAGTTGCTGGTGTTGAGTCCTACACGCCAAAAGGCGTCACGAACAAGATTAAGATTCAAAACGATAGTGGGTTAAATGACCCGTTTGCCTCATAATTAAACTGCTATACCCGTTTCAAGCGGCAGACCTGCCGGAATTGAGCGTCGAGATTCCATATTCTTCATTCACTATTCTAGGAGGTCTGCCATGCCAGGTGGATTCATTTGGGTCGGCTCTGAGAGCGATGATCCTCGCGGTAAAGTAAAAACATTCGGCGTAGCTGCTGCTCATGCCACTCGCTTATCTCCCGGTGATGCCGTTGTAATCACCTCTACTTCTGACGCTAACGGTTTGCCTTTAGTTGATGCTGCTGCTGCTGGCGCTGCATTTACTGGCGTAATCGAGTCGGTCGATCCAAACTTTGCAACCGAAGCATTCACAGATATAGGCTTGCCTGCCGGTGTTGCTGGTTTTGTAAAAGTCAATACTGACCCTCGCGCAATTTATGAGGTTGATGTGTCTAACGGCCCATTAGTAATTACTGACGTTAATCTAAACCTTCCGCTCGTTGCTACTGCTGCCACCGTCTCTGGTGGATTATCAATCTCTAACATGACTGTTAATAAAACTGGTGCCGCTACTACTGCGACCATTGAGTGGCGTCTTGTTAAATTGGTGACTGGTTCTGATGGCGTACTGGGCAGTCGTTGCCAAGTCAGAGCTAACAACACCACAACCATCGCTGGCGCGGCAGGAGTATAACTATGACAGGCGTAATTACTACAGGTTCGGCCCCACGCTTACTCCAGTTAGGAGTTCAAGAGGTTTGGGATAACGCTAACGCAAATTGGGAGCCAATGTATCCCAAATTGTTTAATGTTAAGAAAGCGTCAAAGGGTGCTTATGAAGTAACTGTTCAAATGTCTAACATGGGCTTAGCTAACGTTAAGGCCGAAGGTGATGACATTGAAATGGATACCACCAAGCAACTGTTCGCACCAAAGTTTATTCACGTGGCATACGGTAAGGGTTACGTTATCACTCGCGAAGCGAAAGACGATAACAAGTACAATTATTACCGTGAAGGCGCGCAAGCGCTCAATCACTGTATGAACCTTACCCGAGAAGTGCGCGCGCATGTTCTTTACAATACTGCATTTGCTACCACGTCTGCGATGACTGGCGGTGACGGTATTGCAATGATTTCAACTGCTCACTTGAACGGTAACGGTGGCACATACTCAAACCGCTTGGCTATTGACGCAAACTTCTCCGAAGCTGCATTAGAAGACATGCTCAAATTGATTATGCGCGCTAAAGATGATCGCGGCTTGGCTCGCAAGCTTCGCCCAATGTCATTGATTGGCCACACAGATCAGATGTTTGAATTTGACCGCGTTCTTAATTCGAATCTCCGCAGCGGCACCGCAGAGAATGACAAAAATGCTGTTAAAGGCACCATCGCTAATGGTTATGTGTTATCTCCGTTCCTTGATGCTAACGTTAAGGCGTGGTTCATCCGTACCGATGCGCGAGAAGGTATGACGTTCCAAGATCGCGTCGCTCTCGAATTTGGCGAAGATCAGGACTTTGGTACGTATAACACTCGTTACAAAGCGTATATGCGCTTCAGTGCCGGTTATAGTGACCCTCAGGGTATCTTCGGAACCGCTGGCGTTTAATTGAACGGGGGAGAAATCCCCCTTTCTACTTAGAGGATTAGAACATGCCTTCTTCATTTCAAAATGGTATTGATGGTGCGCCATCTGATGAAAACCGTACCGAATTTTATTCGGCGAATAAAACCCTGGTTGCTGCTGACACCGGTAAAACGTTTAAGACTAGCGGTGGCACAATTATATTTACACTCCCTGCCACAGCTGTTGGGTTGGTGTATACATTTTTGTACACTGGCGTAAATGGTGGCGGTACAATTCAGGTATCTCCAGTTGCTGCTGATGGTATTGCTGCTGTTGGCTCCGCTGTTGTTAACAAAGATTTAATTCTTGCCGCTGCGACCATAAAGCGCGGCGATTATGTGACTATCAATTCGGGTGTTGGTGCAACTGGTGTGGCTGCTTGGTTTGTGACTAGCCAGCGCGGAATCGTAACCAAAGAAGCTTAATACTAACCTTGAGGGCTTCTTATGTATTTTCAGAAAACTTACACTGATACTGAATTGATCGCCTTGTCTGGCACTAACCCTGTGCCGCTTGATTGGCGGGGCGGGAATGGAGCTTTGAACATTGTAGTTACTGGCACAGTTAATTACGATCTTCAGCAAACATTTGACGATATTCAATTCAAGGTTGCGCCGTTCACATGGTCAGTTGATGATGCCGCGACTCAAGCCGCGCAAACTACTGGGCAAACTGTTTTGTATCGCGCTCACCCAAAGGCAATCCGGCTGTATGTGAATTCTATAACTGCTGGTGCAACAATCACCCTAAGTTATACACAGCAAGATGACTGATGACTACTTGATCCGGTGCGATATGTCGGGCTTCATTTGTAAAAAAAGTGAAGCTAGACTTATGTGGAATGGCTGGCTGGTTCGTAAGGATTTTTGGGAGCCGAGACAACCGCAAGATCACATTCCATCGGTACCAGAAAGGACGGGACCTAAAGAAGTCAGAATGGATCAGCCGGACCCGCCTTTGTTCAATGGAAATATGTATTACGACCTCTATCTTTATTATGACCAAATGGTCGGATATGAAGCGGCTACAGTGTTTAATGAGAGCATGATTATATGACAACAGGCGTTTACACAAAGACATTCGGCGAGATATGCAGAGATGCATTGCGTGATGCCGGAATTGTCGCCGTTGAGCGTCCCATCACCGCACCTCATTTTACAATGGCACAATCTAAGGCAAATGATGTGCTTGTTATGTGGCAGGCGTTAAATATTCATCTGTGGGCTGAGACTGAAGCTTTGCTGCCGCTTAATCCTGGGCAAACTGAATACACGCTTGGCCCAGATGGCGATCACTGCTTTACGAATTACATTTATGCAACCTCAACTACTGTTGTTGCAATTGCAGGCACCGTTATTCCGTGCTCAAACACTGCGGGTATGACACTCGGTGATTTTGTTGGGATTCAGCTATCAACCAACGTTCGCCAGTGGTCAACTATATCCAATATAGTGCCGGGCGTAAGCATTACTATTGACGCGCCTTTATCTGCCGCCGTAAACTCAAGCGCAAGCATTTACACATACACCACAAAGATTGATAGACCTGTTCGGGTTATTGGTGCGCGCGGTGCAACTCAACAAGTTGGTAGCGAACAAGATTTGCGCCAAGAGACTCGCGAAAGTTATTACAAGATTGTGAATAAAACCGATCCAAGCAGTGATATTAATTCGTGGTATTACTCGCCACAACTTACGAATGGTAAGTTTTTGGTTTGGCAATCGCCGCTCAATTGCACGCAGATTGTGAGATTCACATTTGTAAAACCGCAATATGTTAATCAGGATCAAAGCGAGGATGTTTTAATTCCTGCTGAGTGGTTTCTGGCTTTTAAATGGGCTGTTGCTTATGAGCTTGGAGTCACTTATGCCATTGATCCTAATCGCTTAATCTCTATCGCTCAAAAAGCCCAAGATTCACTCAATATCGCCTTGTCGAACGACGAAGAATACGATTCATTTAACTTTCAGCCGGGGTAAATTATGCGTTTACCTTTGCCAATTGCGCAGGGCTTTTACATAGATGAATCGCTGCCGGTTTCTTCGCAGCGGTGTGTCAATTTCCGCCCTCATATTCCACAAACTCAAACCATAACCACTGGGGCTTTAATTGGCACCGAGGGGATTAGCCTTGCCGTTGATTTGATAGATATCAATCGTGGCGCATGGGTGATGAACGATGTAGCTTATGAGGTTAATGGCAATAAGCTATATGCGGTTAGCTTTTCAGAAGATATCGATGGAAATAGAACTTACTCGTATACCGATGTTACCGGTGCCGAATTTATTGAAGGTTCGGCAAAGGTAATTATGGCGGATAACGGGACTCAATTATTAATCATTGCGCCAGATGCAAACATTACTTTCAATGCGTGGATTTATACTGTAGCCGGCGGGCTGGCTCAAATTATTGATTCAGATTTTCGCGGCCCAGTCTCTCACTGTTGCTATATGGATGGCTATTTTGTATTTGTTCAAGCGAATAGTAATGTGTTCTTTATTTCTGACCTTCGGGATGGGTTTTCATATAATGCTTTGGACTTTGCCAGTGCAGAATCTGACCCTGATAAACTAATTGCATTGATTCCATTTGCGGGAATACTTTATCCATTTGGATCAAAAACATTTGAGCAGTGGCAAAATCCAGGAACCACCGGCGCCGGGTTTCCATTCACAAAAGCAACAAGTGGAAATCACAATAAAGGCTGTGCAGCACCCCTAACCTTAACTGAGTTCAATGGCGGCATTATATTCATTGGCGGCGGCGCAAAAGAGCGACCCGCTGTTTGGTTTACGAATGGTGGCGAGCCGGTGAAAGTCTCCACCCCGGCGGTTGATATTTTAATTAACTCTGGCGGCAGTGAAAATATTTCTTTGGCTTACCAAGTTAACTGGTCGCTTAATGGCAGAAACTGCATAGCCTTTACCATTCCCAATGTCTGCACAATAGAGTTTGATGCAACCACAACCACGTGGTATGAAAGAAAATCATTAAGTGATTCCGGTGACGAAACGCCTTGGCGCGTATCTTCATTAATACCAGCTTATTCCGTATTTCTTGTGGGTGACAGCTCCACGGGGAAAATTGGTGTAATGTCAGAAGATGTTTTTACTGAATACGGGAATAGAATAAGAAGTTATTTCACCACTCCCTCAATGGATAATAATGGCCTTCCGTTCACTGTCGATTCATTAGAATTATTTATGGAAACTGGCACGGCTCCAATCTCTGGCGCAGGGTCAAATCCAGTTATACGATTGGGCGTTAGTGAGGACGCTGGACGCTCATTCGATCCTGATATTTCGCGCGACATAGGCATAACAGGTGATTATGAAAACGTAGTATCATGGGACTTATTAGGCCGGTTCCCGCGCTCATTTACGCCAAAGATTATTTGCGATGAGCCGATCAAAAAAGTCATTGTGAAAGGGTGGTTAAATATCAGTGCTTAGTCCATTAAACAGAGTTCGCCCGGTTGTTGATAAAGACGGTAAAGCGTTGCAGGTTTTGCAATTGTTCAGCGAAGAGGTTGCGCGTATGCAAACTATTGTAGGAATCGGGTCGCCCGAGGGCATTGTTGAAGCTCTGGAAGCTCAAGAATACATGGATCGCACTGGACTACCAGGCGCAGTTAAATACATTAAACAATTGCCTGACATTGGCGGAAATAGAAAAATGGGATGGGTTCCTATATGAAGTCATTCATTAAGATTGATGAAGGATTGCATGTTGACGGTCTAGTTGGATCGCTGAACAGCAATCCGCAATTGTGGGATGAAAACCCACAACGCAGAAACTACCCAAACAGTCCTCATGCAGAAATGACAGATATATGGGTTAGATTCGGTAAGGGTGATTTTAAAGAATTAAGCAATCAGCATGATTCAGAGTGGTATCCGAGCGCAGAATTTTTGCCAGATGCAAAAGCAATCGCTTTTCGGCTGATGGGAAAGGTTAACGGGGAAAGATTAGGTGGAGTTTTAATTACTCGCCTTCCTGCTGGCGGAAAAATAAGCCCGCATATTGATAAAGGTTGGCACGCTGGGTATTACGAAAAATTTTATGTTGCCTTAACGTCTCCACGTGGGTCTGTTTTTGGTTTTGAGAGTGGAGATATAATTTCTAATCCTGGTGACTGTTATTTATTTAGAAATGATAGGTTACATTGGGTAAATAACCCAAGCAATGAAGAAAGATTGACAATGATTGTATGTATTAAAACTGATTTATTTAAGGTGGAATGATGATTGATCCGGTAGATATCCCTGATGTTGAGTTCACCATTCAGGATAATATTTTTATTAAACAAATGCTGCTTAAAAGAATTGGTACATTTGTCCCTCAGCACTCCCATAGCTATGAGCATGCATCAATGCTTGCTTATGGATCGGTTAGAGTTTGGCAAAATGACGAACTTGTTGGGGATTTTAAGGCTCCAGTGCCAATTAATATTCCTGCCGGCGTTAAACATACTTTTATGAATCTTGAGCCAAATACTGTTGTTTACTGTATCCATAACATTGAAAGAACCGGCGTCGTTGATATTCATGACCACGCTACAAAAATTGAAGAAGCAATTGTTAAGGAGGGGGTATTATGCCTTGGGCAGCAGCAGCAGCAGTAGCGGCGGCAGTAATTGGCGCCGCGGCATCAAATAAGGCAAGCAAAGAAAACACCAAAGGCATCGAGAAGGGCATGAATCAATCCCTTGAGCTAACCAGTGGTGCAAGACGAGATGCTATGGCGCTGTTTGACAGTAGCGCAAAGCGCGCAAATATTGGATTGCAGGCGTCATTAGATTTCTACAAGCAAAACGCACAGAAAAGAATGCAACCATTCATGCAGGGAAATCAAGCCGCACAAAATGTTGTCGGGCTTGGTGCTCGCCAAGCGAATAATGCAATTCTTGGCCTGCCTGTTGATATGAGCTTCACCAATCAGCCACAAGTAACTGCCGATTATTCTGGAATACAGGGCGCAACGTTACCGGTTCAGGGTGATGGCTTCGCAAAACAAGAGGCTGAGAGAGTTGCGGCAGAGCAGGCAGCTCAAGCTGGCCAGACTACGGGCGGAATTCAGGGGCCAAGCATGAGTGATGTTGTTTTAACGGCTGGCGGATTGGCTGCGCACCCAAAAGATATGCTGAACCCTACTAATATGTTAGTAAATCCACTTGGGCTAGGTAAATCAATAACCGACAAACTGCCGGGGTCTAGCACAATAGATAAGATTGTTTCCAAAGACCCCGTAACAAAACTATTTAAGAAAATATTCTAGGAGGCATGATGGGCATTGCAACTGGCTACATGCCAAGAAGTCAAATGATAGCTATGCCGCCACCTTCTATTTCAGCGGTAACCGGGATATCAAATCCAAACCCAACGCCAATAACAGGCGGTGTTGCGCCTGTTCCGCCAACAGTACCGGCAACCCCGGCTGCGCCAGTTGTTATGCCATATCAAGGCGCTGTAAATCCTCAGGCGAATGTTATCAATCCTAATGCGACAAACGCACAGGTTCCTGCCACCGGATTGATAGGTAGTGAGCAGGCATTGCAGGGAGGATTGATGGGCGGCCTTAACGCCATTAATTCAGGCGCAGGTCAAGCTCGCTCAGACATTAATTCAGCTATCGGTGGTGTTGATAATAGTGCTGCCGCAAAACTGCAGGCAGATTTAACGGGCGCCAATGGGCCGCAAGCAAAAGCAGCAGCTCAGGCCGGTTTTGCTCAGTCTCCGGCTGCCGCATATCAACAGGAGCAAATGCAGCGCGCAGTCGAAAGAAGTGCAGCGGCTAAAGGTGGTCTTCTTGGCGGTAATACATTAACCGAATTACAAAGAAATGCAGCTGGTATCGCTTCTCAGGACTACCAAAACCAATTCGCAAATCTTGGTACAGTTGCCGATAGAGATTTGCAGCAAAACACGCTCAAAGCAAGTTTAAAGCGTGATTTAGCCGATACCGCAATGAGTGCAGGTATTAACACTGGCGGCCTCATTACACAAACCGCTGGACAGGTATCGCAAGGCCGTACAAATGCAGGCCAAGCGATTGCTGCAAATGCTACCGATGCTGCTAAAAATATATCAACACTATTAAATCAGCAGGGCATTGTAGTCAGCGATGCGTTCGCGAAAGATATTTCAACTATTACTGATATGATTTATCAGGCAGGCATTCAAGACTCGGAAAGCAGCCAAAACCTGGCGGCAATTCTTGCCAATATTGCAGGCGGCCAAGGGTCCACTGTAGCCCAAGGGCAGGCTGCTATCGGGGCATCAAATGCAGCTGGTATAATAGGTGTCAATAACGCTATTCAGAGTGGCATACAACAAGGCATTGGTTATTTTGGCGCGCCAACAAATACACCAGCTAAATAAGGTGACATATGGGAATTCTTGATCAAATTGCACAACCGCAAATGGCCGACATTGTCGGAGCTTTAGATTTGCGTCAAAAGCGCCTTGATGCTGACGAGGCTAGACGCAAAGAAATTCGCATGGGTCAGCTTATCGCCGAGGCGATTCCAAGCCTTAGAAAAGACTCCCCTCTTGCAGAAATGGCTCGCAACAATCCTAAAGAGTTTATGGTTTTTACTAAAGCAATGGGTATACCATTAAATGCCGGAGAGCAAATGCAAGAATTTGCAGATGATGTAAATTCTCTTTATGTTCAGGCTCAGTCTGACCCAAAATCAGCCTATGAGCATGCCATGCAATTAAAATCCCAGCGTAACGCACAGGGTCGCGACACCCCTCAGCTTGACAAATGGATTGGAGGGATGGAAGAAGACGCGCCAAAAGCTATGACTTCCTTGTTTGCTATGCATAGATCAATCAACCAAGATAATTATGAAAAAAGAGAGCTTTCACAAAGAAAAATGGCTCAAGAGGATCGTGCGCTTGATATTCAGGAAAATAGATCAAAGACAATGACGCCATTCGAGCAGGCGCAAGCTAAGCACTGGAATGATACCGCTGCAACTGATCAAGGTGGGCTTAGCGATGATGCTATCGAGTTAGCTGCGCAACGACTGGCAAATGGCGAGCAAGCAAGCAAAGTATTGGCAAATATGGGACGCGGCGCTCAAGGTGCCGCCGACATAAGAGCAGTTCAAAACCGATTGGCAGAAATCGCCAAAGGCTCCAATATTGATGCAACCAAAATACTTCAGAATTCACAGAATGTTCGAGCTGATGATCGCACGTTCTTAGAGCTTGGTGCGCGCGAAGGCAAGATTGCAACGGCGGTACAAGAAGCACAGAACTTTGCAAAAATTGCACTTGATGCATCTAATAAAGTGCCACGTGATAATTTTGTTCCTTGGAATAAGCTGAAAAACTACTCAGGCAGCCAATTATCAGATCCAGCATTGGCATCATTCAAAGCTGCTAACACCTCATTGATCAATGCGTATGCGCGCGCTGTTGGTGGAGGATCGGTGACGGTTCACGGGCAAGAAGAAGGTGAAAAAATGCTAAGCACTGCAACAAGCCCAGAGGCTTACAGTGCAGTGGTGCAACAAATTCTTGCTGAAACTCAAGCGGCACTTGCATCACCAAAACAGGTTAGAGAGCATATACATAGCGGTGGAAACTCAGAATCGCATAGCACCTCTTCTGCCGCGACCGGAAAGTTATCGGCTGCTGATCGCCTAAAGCAATTGGAAGGTAAATAAATGCCTACTAAAGCAGAGCTTTTGGATATAGCAAGACAGGCCATTGCAGAGGGTGACGAAGATACTGCGCACAAAGTAATGGATATGATTGATAGCTTGCCTAATGGCGCAATGGAACAAAAATCATATGCGCCAGCAACTGCCGAGGATGTTCCTGTTGCGCCAGGTATTTCAGCAGCTCCAGCGCCAGTTAACACCATTCCCGATCCTTCGTTTTTGGATAAGGCTCAAGCCGGCTTAAAAGCTGGCGGTGTAATGCTTGGTAATTTAATTCCGGCGACTGTCGGCGCGCTTGGTGGCTCTATGTATGGCGCTGCAACTGAGTTAGCTGGCGCGCCAACTGGAAGCGGTGAACAGTATCAGCAAAAAGGCGCTGAGATGTTGTCTCCATTCAGCACGCAAGACCCGCTGGCGAATCAATACATGGCCAACACTGCCGAAGCATTGGCCCCGCTTGGTGGGCTTCCAGCCATAGGAGGCGAGATAGGTGCAATAGGTGCGACGGCAAAAGCTGGGCTGAATTCTGCATCCAGAGCCTTGCAGCCAATTACTAACGCAATCTCAAAAGAAGCGCAATTACTCCCTAAATCAATTTCCGATATTAAGGGTGCGATAGGCGGGGCAATAGATGAATCTGGCGCAAAATCTGGTGCTCAATTGTCTGGGCGCGCACTTGTCCCGAACGAGAAAGTCGATTTAATTAATAAATTGCAATCTGGCGACACAGATAGTTCATTGGCCCCGCTTGAGCTTGAAGTCGTCAATCCCACACTAAAAAATTCAGAAGGGAAATTGTTGCCAGAGGCGTATAAGGTTGTTGACGACAAAATAGCAAAAGAGGCTATAGATCAAGGCATTCGCGATGGCAGCGTGCAAACCATTAAAACATCTGATCCCTACACCGCAAAAAGAATGTTGGAAATGACCGATGTTTCTGAGAAATCTAAAGGCAATGATCTTTATGGTGTAGATAATCGCCCGTCAAATATCATCGGGCATGAACTTATTAATGATTATAAGTATTTAAAAAATATTAATAAGCGCGCAGGCGAGCAAATAGATAAAGAGGCAAAAACAACCCTAAAGGGAAACCCTGTAGATGTTAGCGCGCCAGTAGATGAATTTATTACAAAACTTCAAGATGAGCTTGGCGTAACTTTAAAAATGGATGCTGATGGTAATGTAATTCCTGATTTTAGCCGCTCTCAAATACGCGCATCTACTTACAAGAAAGACCGGCAATTCATTAAAAATATTGTTGATGATTTGCGAAATGCTGGGGAGCCCGATGCGTATAATGTGCATAATTTTAAGCGCGCAATTGATAATATGGTTGTTTATGGTGGTGAGTCACCACTTAATAGCACCGTTGAGCGTTCAGTTAAAAAGCTGAGAAATGGCCTTGATGATGTGCTGGATTCAAAGTTTGAAAAATACAATGAAGCAAATTCTGATTATGCGGCAACTGTTAAAGCGATGGGCGATTTTAAAGATGTTGCTGGGAAGAAGCTTAATCTTGACCAAGAGGGTGCCGCCAAACAAATTGGAATACTCAGCCGAGGAATTCTAAGTAATATCAAGTCCGGGCAACAGCTCGACAATGCAATAACTAATTTGCAAAAGACTGCAAACCAATATGGCGCCGACTCAAAGGCCAACATAAAGGCTCTGGTATCATATTCAAATGAACTTGATAGAAGATTCGGTAGTCATGCGCCTACGTCATTTGGTGGTGAGGTTGAGAAATCAACTGCTAAGGGTGCCGCTGACCTATTGGCGTCCGGCGCATCTGCGGCAACCGGAAGTCATCACGGAATGCTTAAAACCGCTGCAAACATTAAAGATCGAATATTTAAAACCACAGATAAAGATGCTTATCGTTCATTAAGAAAGCTAATTGTTAAAACTTACACCAAGAAAGAAAAAGAGGCTAAAAAATGACACAAAGCTTCATTAATCCGCTAAGTAAATTCACCAGCGATACGCTTAAGACGCTGCCATATTCTCGACTGTACTTTTATGAGAATCAAAGTAGTACACCTAAGCAGATTTACAAAGATAAAAACAAAACCATTTCATGGGGCTTCTATGCTGAGTCTGATTCGGCTGGCAACTTCCCCCCGATTTGGTTTGATGGCGTATGCCGAGCCGAATTACGATGGTCAAGTAACTGGGCGACATTTCCGGTAGGTGTTGTGCAAACTGGCTGGCCTATTGATCACATAGGAACTGCGCAAACATTTGACTCTGACATTGTTGTGGCTGGTGATGTAACAGCAGAAAATTTGATTTCTCTTGGCTCTGTTCAGGCGGATGGTAGCGCGGGATTTATTAGCACTACTTACGACCTTAATGCCAGAAATCCAATATGGTCATTTGGCAATGCGCCTACTTATGGGATTAGTTATTTTGCTGGAACGCCTGCAATTGGAACAAATGACACCATAGGAATTCATTTTGGTGTTGCAACCCTTTTAGGATCTAAGTTTTCATTCAAAAGTAATGGTGATTTTTCCGTTGCGTCAGGATCTACTTATTTAGGTGGAACAGTAACTACAACTGGTACATTAACTGTAGGCGGTAACGTAATAGCGGTAAATGTTTCATCATCTGGAAATATTGATACTACTGGGAATTTGGCTGTTTCTGGCGCAGCATCCGTTACTGGGTATATTACAAGCGCATCTTTTATGCAGGCCACAACTGGGATAATTCCTGGAAATACTGCAAATGCAGCAACAAATGTATTGGATTATTATTTAGAGTATCCTGTTTTTGATAACACGGTTGAGGTTATCGGTTCATCCACGGCAGGCACAGCTAATTACACAGTAAGGCTTGGAAGAGGTACTAGGATTGGTAATCTTTTTTTCTTTCAAATAAGACTTGTTTGGAATACTCATACAGGGACAGGCAATTTAACGGTTGGCCCGCTGCCAATTGCTGCGGCGATAGGTGCAGAGGCGTCATTTTCGGTTAATTGTTCTGACCTAGTATTGATCGCTGGTAAACAGCTGTCAGCAACATTAAGTGGTGGTGCGACAACAATTCTATTAAAGCTCATAGATCCCGCTGGAGGAACAACAAATCAAGTTGTTATGGATGCAGCAGGTGAGATAAATATAACTGGTCATTACTTAGTTTAAGGTAAAAATATGACAATACAAACAATAGATCGCGGTACGCCAGGAAATCCATCTGATACATTTAAGGTCGGAGAGGCTTTCGATACTTGTCAAGCAAATGACCAGTATCTTGACTTAACAAAGGCTGGGACAATATCTTCTTGGGCGGCGATTTCCGCAGTAGCACCCACGGCTGCAGGCCAGCTATTCAACCTTGCACAACACACCTCTGGCGGCCTTGGTGGTGGAACGCTAATGGCATTTGCTGGCTCCGTTACTGATGATGGAGGTACGCAGAAGAATGCGCTTGGTGGGTACCATTTAAAGCGCCTTGATATTGAAAACTTATCCATTGAGGACTTCGGAGGTAATGGAAACGGAGTTTTTGACAATATCTCAGTATTTGGACTAATTGGCGCCAGCGGATACAAAAGAATATTAATCCCAGATGCTAAGATTTTCTATACAACCGGTAACTTTGGCGCGTTTGACAATATAGATTGGCATGGTGGAGGAAGGTATAAAACCCCTACCGATACACTTCCAGGAAAATCTGCAATTGTTAGCACAGACCCAACAATCGTAGGCCCTGGGCTTCCAAACTATTTTAATGGAGATTCTGTCTATAACTCCAACCAAGAGTATTACATACAGAAGACTGGCCGCTATGGCTTAACGCAGCCTTACTTTGCTGCTGAGGGAAACCCTCATTTTGGCATTTTTGATAACCGGACTGGAGCATCAGGAACTGACGCGCACTTGGCTGTTGCCTGTCCTGCTGGCTCAACATCTGCAACCTTGAAGTTTACAAACGCAGGGTTCACTAATGGCACAGTGTTTGTGATGGATGATGGTTTGGGTCATTCCCAGCAATTTACCTGTACTGGTGTCACTGGAGGAACGGTTATTAACTTTACTCCGGCGGTTACCGGAGCAACATTCCCGATTACGCCGGGCTTCACTACTGTCAAAAAAGCAAACCGCACGCAGGAATCTTATAATCATGTTGAGGTTTACCATAATGCAGGCGGTGATGGGTATGGTCAATGCTGGCGAGTGTACGCAGGGTTCAATCAGGCGACTGCGGCACAGTATCACTTTTTTCAAACATCAACTGTTGGAATGTTTAACGGTGATATTTCAGCTACTGCATCAGGAAACTATTTACAGGTTTCAGAGACGAATATAGCCGATTTGGGGCACGATGTTGCCGCCATTGGCGAGGTTCGAAGCTACGATAGAACAAACGACACAGGGAATAGATACGCGTTCTGGGCGGATAGATTTGTGAAAAGTGAAGGCTCGAAAAAACTTAACTTTGGTTCTGTGTATGTCGGGCTGTTTGATGTAGTGCATGACTTTGGCGGGGTAACAGGAACTGATTGTATGATCGGATTTGCCCCAACACAAAAAATATATTTCAACAATGGGCAAAATATAATTGCCGGAAATCCATTCCCAATTGGGTACGGGTCAAAGGGCAACATGTTCATGGGTTCCGATGTGACTGGAACAGTTTGGGAGCTATCAAATAATGCGTTTAAGCTTAAGCTCTCTTCAAGTGGCGCGCTATTAACTCCTGGATATGTTTCAGTTGGAAGCACTATAGCGGTGCCTGTGAACAACAAAATATCCTTAAACAGTACCGACGACCTTACATTTTTTAGGTATGATGGTGCAAACGTTAAGCTTTACAAAGATAATGTGGTGGTAGCAACATGGTAAATCAGCCAGATAAAAAAGATCTAATTATTCAGTCCGTAGTTGCGCAGCGCAATGGGGCAATGAATGCCCTCAGTGATTTAGAATCTGAACTGCAATTGATGCAGCAAAGACTTTCTGCGCTTGAGGCAGAGAACACCGAGCTGAAAAAGGTCAAAGATGAAATCAATTAACGACATTATCGGTGATGTAATCGCGGCAGAGGGTGGAATTGTTAATAATCCATCTGACCCGGGTGGAGCTACTAATTTTGGGATTACTCAATCGGTTGCGCGTGGCCATGGCTATAAAGGCGATATGCGCGACCTTCCCGAATCTTTGGCCCGGGCCATTTACTACGAAGATTACGTTGTTAAACCCGGGTTCGATAAGGTTCTGATATTGTCCGCACAGATTGCGGCCGAGTTAGTCGATACCGGTGTAAATATGGGGCCGGCCGTAGCCGCTAAATTCCTTCAGCGATCGCTCAACGCATTTAACACTGAAGGCAAATTATTCACTGACTTAATTGTCGATGGTCAGATTGGTAATGCCACCATAAACGCTCTGGCGGCTTATATGAAGGTGCGCAAAGAAAAGGCTATCGATGTATTGCTGAAGGCTTTGAACTGCCTGCAGGGTGCGCGCTATATTGAATTAAGCGAGTCAAACAAAAAGCTTCGCTCGTTTACTTTCGGCTGGCTGGATAACAGGGTGAAACTATGAGCACATGGTCAAAGGTTGGCGATTGGTTAAAAGATAATGCCGGCTCCGGAGCTGCGCTGGTCGGCTCGCTAGTCACCGGTAACGTACCTGCCGCGATCGCTGCTGGTGTTTCTCTTATAAGTGGAGCTACCGGTACAAATAACCCTGATCAAGCCTTGCTTGCTCTGCAAAGTGATCCGACGACACTTGTTAAACTCAAAGAGCTGTACTATCAGAACGAGGAACAGGTTCGCCAGCACATTGAAACTATGCACCGGTTAGAGCTAGAGGACGCGCAATCAGAACATCACGAAACACAGGAAACTATTCGCGCCGGCGACAAGTCAGAAGACAGGCTGGTTCGGTGGACCAGGCCGCTTCAAAGCTGGTTTTGTTTGATCATCGCAGCACTGTATGTTTTTAATGATGGAACCAATGAAATGATACTTGGTGTTCTTCTTGCGCTTCCATGGGGTTATGCAGGGCTTAGGACGTGGCAATCAGTTAAGACTGCCAAATAAAAAAGAGCCGCACAAGGCAGCTCAAGCAGGGGGAAGCGGACAGATTCGGAGAATGAATCAATTGTAATCATGATCATCGTAAATGTCATTAGTATCGTTAGATAATTTTCTGGCTTTATCCGCCCGATACTGATCCCATTGGGCGCAAATGAATATCGCAAGCAGGCCGAATATAATCACAACGGCAACGGCCAATAAAACAACTCCAACAACCGAGTATTTCGCCCATGAAATAAAGTCAGCTATTGAGTAGTTTAAAATAACTCCAATACCGCACAAGGTCATAAGTAGTAATAGTGAATTTCTAAGGCTCATTTTTTTCTCCTAATCTTTATTAAATTTGTAAGCGCAGGACGTGTAAATAGCCGTTCCTTCGCAATCTGTTTTTAACCCATACCCAACGAATACCACCACAAACACAACTATAGCCAAGCCTATGCACTTCTGTATTTTGTACCGCATTAGAAAGCCCTCTGCACTTTAGCGCCTAAACTCAGACGCGCTTCAATTAAGGCGGTTTCTGCATCAATTGGATCTTCGACGATCATTGTGCCGCGAAACATATCGCCAACCGTTACAAACGGCCATGCTCTTTTCTTCATTTCAGTAATCCGCCTTTTTTAGACCAACTTTAGCGCGATGCTTATCTCGCGCCTCAATAGCTTCGTTGATATCCTTAAATGTACCAATATATGTGCGAGAAACTGAAACTAGATGGCCGCCATACTGATCTGTAAAAATATTCTGATGCCCTGATGCTGCGCGCTGCTCCTTATTGTATTTGTCTCGACCGGCCTGTGCGTTCTCTCTATTCTTTTCCTTTGATATTGGCGGCGTGTCTTTTGATACGCCAGCAGGAACAATAGTTACTTTATTAGTCCTCTCCCAGTCCTTCATTTGCTGAGCAAGCCAATTACGCTCAATTTCGTTGGATCTCCCATAGGTTTGTGCTGCGATATCCTCTGGAGGTTTTCTTTCGTCTGCGAGCATGTGCTACTCCTTCGTTATTTTATGAAATCCAGCATCGTAAATGCCCCCAAAAAATTCTGTCAGACCTTTATTATTTGACATATGACTCGACCACAGGACTGCGATTTCCTCAATCGCTTTATCGCGATCTGATTTGATGGGTCGGAACGCGGTATTGCCGAGTGACCTTATACCGTTATCAGAAGTCCAAACACATCCATCATAATAAGCAATTATTTTACCGCGGTACCAATTACCATTTTCTATTGATGGTTTTGAAAAATCATAATCTATTGCTGAATACTCAACCGTATCGCCTACAGGCGGTAACCCTTCGCCATTCCACATACATTTCCCCTAAGTAAAGCCGCCCTAGAGCGGCGATTGTTATCTTGCGTTTAAACCTTCTCCGTTTTCTTTGTGCCATTTATTATGACACCCAGGGCACAGCCATCGAACCACTAGCGGAAAAGCGTAATCATCATGGTGACCATGTATTCTTTGTGGGGTCGCAAAGCAAGACTCGCACGTGTAATTCTTTGTAAGCTTCCCGTCACGAACGGCATTACCTACAATTATTGAGGCCATTCTTTTGATCGGGTTTCTTCTTGTCCATTTTATTTTTGCATTATTCCCTTTTTCTTTGCCTTGATCTGTTTTTGCATAATCCTCCCTAGCTTTTACTCTATGAGGAAGTTTTGCTCTTTCTCTTTCATACTCCTTATAATATTCGGAATTATTTTCCCTATTTTCTTTAACATCTTTCTTGTTGCACTCTTTGCATTTATTGAGATGGCCGTCAGCCATTTGTTTGTGCTTGTAAAACTCGGTTAACGGCTTCTCAATATTACATTTAAAACACTTTTTCATTTATCCCGCTCCTATGTGCAAAGTATTATTATGCACACTAACTAGAAGCGGGTCAACTAAAAGGTATATCATCCGAGAAATCATCAAATCCAGCAGGAGCGCTATTCTGTGGTTGTTGAGCCGGCTGCGCATTTTGCTTAGGCGCTGGCTGAGATTGAGCATTATCGCCACGGCCATCGAGCATTTGCATTTCACTGGCGACGATTTCTGTGGTGTAGCGGTCGGTGCCGTCTTGCGCTTGCCATTTTCGCGTTCTCATGCGCCCAGACAAGTACACTTTGCTTCCTTTCTTTAGGTATTCGCCCATAATCTCTGCAAGCTTATCGAATGCAACGTATGTAACCCATTCAGTAGCTTCTTGCTTATTGCCTTGCTGATCTTTCCAGCTTGAAGACATTGCAACATTGATATTGGTTACCGCCTTACCATTTGGCATGTATTTAACTTCTGGCTCTTTTCCTAGTCGTCCAATACATTCGTGTCTATTTAAATCGTTAGCCATGATTACTTCCTGATAGTGGTATTAGTCTTGAAAGCGAATGCGCTGAATTTCGTCTTGGTATTTATATTCAAGATTATTTTTTAGCATTCTGATTGCGTCGTCATCAAGATCTTCAATTAGCTGAAGCGCAGCCATATCGTCGCCCGACTCGATAGCCTCAACAAATGCTATTTTTATGTCGGTTAGAATTGAGAATCCTTGCTTTAAAAGATCATCGACAACCTTTTGGTATTTGCCTTTCTGGCCTTTTTCAAAGCTATGGTACAGAGTAGTGAATGCACTATCGCCTGTCTCATTGAGCGCACACTGAAGCACGAACATGCCAAGCGCATCACCTTTGGTAATCATTTGGTCAAAGTATGCTTTAGTCTCTGCGGTTATCTGGCCAAGCTCTGGGCTGGTTACAATTGGCTCAAAGCCTTCGTTGTCATTGGATAGCTCGACAGCTGAGGCAAGGCGATTTAAATCACTGCGCGGCCATGTTTTGAATGCTTGGCGAATAACTGTTTTCTTTGCCTGTTCATTCTGATCTGTTTGCCATGGGCCGCCAGTCTTTGCTTTTCCAGATTTAAATGCTTTCCATGATTCAGAACGGTCACGAACATCAAGCACCTGTTCAGCGCTCATCATGTTAGTTAGGTAGTCTCCATCGGCAGTTTTTGCGATGCAGTACACTCCAATAAATTGACCGCGTTTTTCTTCTGGCTGAAATGGATTGAATTTATGAATAGGCTTCTCGCCCGCACCAACAAACATAAACTCATCATTTGAATAAACCACAAAAGCCTGAACCCACTTTATTGATCCAGAGTCGGTCGCTAGCTTAATCATTCCCATGTATGACGGCTCAAGGAAAATCTTGGTTACATAAGCATTGCCAGCCTTCACGGTACGCGGTATGAGATACGCTTGCTTCTCTGCAGGGTTAAGGGATAACCCGATTGCTGCGACGTTTGTAAGAGCCTGCTGAAGCGATTGCGGGTGCACTTTGGCAATGCCCATCAAGTAATCATTATTCTTAAGGATCTGGATTGCAAAACCCTTTTCCTTCTCGAACTTCATTTGTGCGGGCGCAATGGATAAAAATCTATCCTGTGTGCCGTCTATCGCTTCTGCGACTGTTAATTGTTGCTCACTCATCTTGCTTCCCCTTATCCAAAGCTATTTTTGCTTCGCGTATTTTTTGATTTATTTGATCTATGTATGACGGCTCTACTATGCCATCGCTAAACTTGAAGCTATCGTGCCATTGGTTTGTGTGATGATATGCATCTCCAGCCTGCTCAATCATCCAAAGAATGTCATCAACCTCTTTATGTCCGGTTCTTTCAAATTGTAAATATCCACTCATCCTATTTCCCCTTTATGGATTAATTATTTAAAACCCCGGATAGTCTTCTTCATTTTCCAGGATGTATTTATCAAGCTCTGGAGCTGTCATTCCGGTAGCTTGCGATATGCGCATCCCAATGTAATCAGCATCCATTTCTGAGTTCATTGTTATTTTACCTATGCACATATCTTGTATTTCCGCCAAACAAATAAGTAATGCTAAATTGTCCATCTCACTCTCCAAACATCAACAAAAAACATTAAAATAAACAGGCATGAAAGAATAAATGATAGTTGGGTGAAGTCATTCATGATAAATGCCCAGCTGTGCATCAAGTAGAGCGCACTCAAGAGCATTTGAATACCACCAAAACCATGACGCACCATTATTATGGCTCCACTTAATTGCATAACTGTCCGATAGATTTTCTTTGAAATATCTACCCTTAATTCTTGGCTTAACCATGGCGAATCACCGTATAAGCCAGAATGGCGGCCTCTTCCAATATTAACTTTCCGTAGCTTTCTTCTAGGTCACCTTTTTTGTATGCATGAAGCAATGAGTGACCTTTATCGCCAAGCTGCTTGCGTAGCGTTTTAGCCCATGGAAGATTGTTTAGCTTTGCAGGCAGCCAGTGGTTAAGGCATTTGCTATCGGTAACAATTTCTCCAGCCATTAAGCGCTTTAACACGCTATCGTATTCAGCCTTGCGTTCAGCTATCTCATTCATCGTAATTGGCGCTGATATAGCGTCATTGCGCCCGTATATTTCTTGGTTGCGAATAGAGTTATCGCGAACACGATATTTAACTGTGTCGTTATCTATCTCTGCTTGAGTGTTTCCGCAAATCATTTGCATGTTATTTTGCCTCCCATTTACGTAAGCGCATGAAGCTATCTGACGGGTTAATTCTGAAGCAAATCCATCCAAATATAACTTTTTCTTCGTAATACATTTTGCCTACCCCTTGTTTGTTTGTGTAATTCGAATTCTACACCATAAAATTAATGTGTCAACAAATAATTAACAGTTGCTTAACAAATAATTAACTGCTAGTATTTGCATTACATTAACCAATAGGAGTCTATATGTCGTCTACAACAATGCGTGTTTTTGAATTTACTAAAGAGTCAGTTGATAAGTATTTGAAACGAGTCAACGCAAAGCGCAATAAGCTCGGCCTTCGCAATTTAACCAAAAGTGATGTGCTTGCTATTGCAGTAAATAACCTTACAGATGAAATGGGGGTGAGCAAGTGAGCTTAAGCAGTGATTTGCAAAAATGGCGTGCAGAGCGGCCTGATGAATGGGTTATGGATGAATTTATTCGTAACGCGAAAGCGCTTGAGGCAGAAATTGCCTCGCTAAAAGAACGCCTTCGCGATGAGTTCGCAATGCATCTTAAAATTGATGAACTTACGGTAAACATGGCGGAGCTTATTATGGGTTCAAAAAAACCTACATCTGAGCTGGTTGGTTTAGAGGTTATTCAGTGGTGGCTGGACGCTGAATCAAAGTACAGATATATGCAGGCCGACTCAGCCCTCAAAGCACGGGAGATTAGGTGATGAATATTTATTCGTTAATTACTAATGCTGATAGTTTTGCCAAAGCCCAGCGCCTTGGCAATCAAAACAAGGTAACTGTGACTCAGTGCCCGCTAGTCACTGCAATGCAAATGGCCAAAAAGCACAATGTAACTCTGCAGTTTTGCACCGCTTGTGTTCACGCAAATATCGGGCACGCATCATCTACGGTTAAATGGGCTGATGTTAAAAATGAGGACGAAGCCGTAATTCTAGCAGTTCAGGATTGCATTGATAAATTCAACAAACTAACGGGGAAGCACTGATGAACTTATGGAATGAATGTATCCGTGAAGCTTTATGTGAAGCGGGAATAACTGCTAACGATGAGCAGATTGAAACCATTGTTGGTTATTGTGAAGGTCTCCATGAGAATTATGGAATGTATAGCGGCAATGATGTTGCTGACAGAAATTTCATATCTGACGACAAAATTCAGTTTGATAAAATGGTAAAAGAAAATGAAGATCGCAGATTATGGGAGCTAAGAACGGAACCATGCAAGCTATGCACCACCACTGGAATTATGCTTGATGGTTGGGGGCGAAATCAAACCTGCGATTACTGTAATGGTAAAGGGCGCGTTTAATCTAAAAAAACTTTGCGGGAGCATTGAGATGAAGTTTTATTTATGGCTGATGATTATATTAAATATATATTGCACTGTATGCCATTACGGCCTTGGTAATGCTTCATGGCTTATTGTTTCTATCGCAAATATTATATTGCACTCATGTGCATTAAAAATCACTCACACCAATAAAGGGGAAGGATGATGGAAGTAGCAATCTACAACACACTAGAAGCAATCATCGAGGCTACTGATTTAGATTGGTCCCTTGACGAATTAACCGGATATTACAAAGCTAATTCAGACAAGTATTTTTACAATCTTGATCAGGATAGAGACGGTTTTACGCTTTATTACCAGCGCGACGGATATGCCGAATACGAACACCGTGCGCACTGCAGAATAGCGCAGGGCATTGTTAACTTTATTCACCAATTGGAGGGCTAGGGTATGAACCGCCGACAAACCGATTCGCTAGACACAAACGCATTCGCAAAGACTTGTGTTTTGCTTGATAACGCCAAGATGCGCGAGTCGCTAACAGCTTGTGAAAATGAGTGTGTAGCGCTTAAATCTCGTATTGCGCATCTTGAATCGCACGTAGTAACCGACAACAGCAAAACCCTGGTTAACGCACTGGATCGCATAAAAGCGCTTGAGTCGTTGATACATGCTCATAACGAAATGTGTGTGATTATGTGCAACGATAAAAAAGACTGCGGGTTTGCGCCATACGATAGAGATTGTGGGAATTGCCATAAAGATTACATTATCGACGCAATACTACCAGCCACAGAGGTGGACAATGGCAAGTAAAAATGGAATTCATCACGTAACCAAAGAATCATTTTCTGATGGTCGCGTAAAATCATATTGTGGAATGATATTATGGAATTACGACATGCCAATAGATTTGGATCACGCAAAGCTATGCGTTGAACAAGAAACCTATATTCAGCCATGCAAGCGTTGTATGAAATTAGCCACAGAGGGCAAGAAAGATGAGCTGGCAACTGATTGAAACAGCGCCTAAAAATGAGATTATTAATTTTTATGGTGATGATAGCGGCCCATACCATATTGGCTGGGTTAATAAATCTGGAAAGGCATACCATGACGGAATAGATAATAGTTATTTTATCGAGCCTACGCATTGGTCGCCGGTATTACCTCCGCCAGTTAACCTAATTACAGGAGATATGAAATGAACAAAGAATTACAACTTAGGATAGACCGAATTCACGAAATATGCGGCGCATGGGGATTATACGAACCCGGGAATAGTACAGCCATCAAGCAAGCACTAAAGGCTACCAGCGAGATTGGAGAGCTTGCTGATGCGGTCCTAAAGAATGATATTGATGAGACCAAAGATGCTATAGGGGATATTTTTGTTTGCTGGGTGAATTTCTTAAAACTTGACACTCATGGGATATATAAATGGGGTTACGATGCAGAAGACAGCCTTGATTCTGAAAAGATAATTTTAATTCTTAGGGGTAGATCACCTCAGCTAATTCATCTTCATGTAATTGCAAATCAATATAACCTAACCCTCCTAGAATGCATAGACTCAGCTATTGAGGTTATTAGTAAGCGTAAGGGTAAGATAATTAATGGGGCTTTTGTAAAAGATTTGTAATTCCCCCCTTGCTTTTCCCCTTAATACAGATAAAATAAATGTGCGCATAAGTCACCTATCGAGGTTATTGCGCATCCCTTTGTGGCGAAGGGTTTATACAAATTACTAGTTAATCGAAAGAGTTTGAGTTTAGCGGTTTTTTAAAGTGTGGGCTAACTGTCCCGAGTGCATTTTAAAAAGGCCACCCGCTAAACCCAAGCTCTTTTTTTATGGGGAAAATTTATGCACCATTCAAATAAAATTGTTGAAATATCTGTTATATCTTCACTAAAAGGAACCGTTTGCATTGGGTTTTCCAATGGCAGAACCGATGAGTTCGAAATAGAGCTTTCACCTCAAGAGGCATCAGAACTTGTTTCTGATTTAAAAACACAATTAGCAAACCTTTCGCTTGAACTGACAAAGTTAGTTAGAGAGATTTAGTTATGCATTATTTCAAAAGAAATATTGGTGAATATCATAAGAAGGCGGGCAAGCTATCAATGCTTGAACACGGAGCGTACACGCTTTTGATGGATGCGTGCTATGACCGTGAAAGGTTTCCTTCTTTTGATGATGCAATGGACTGGTGCTGGGCTAGAAGCGATGAAGAAGTCGCCGCAGTTAAGTTTGTTTTGCACAAATTCTTTACTTTAATCGATGGGTTATACGTTCAAAATCGTATTAGCGAAGAAATTGAACAATACCATAACAATGCATTGATTAATAAGGAAATAGCTTTGAAAAGAGAAGCTAAAAAGAGAGAAGATAAAGCACGAACCGTGCACGGTATCAGCACGGTTGAGCACGAAACAGCACCTAAACAAGAACCATTAACCATAAACCAAGAAACAGAAAATAATATATTGCCTTTTGTTCCTGCGGAACGCGAGCAAGTTCCAGTTAAAGAAATAGTTTCAATGTTTAACAAAATATTCCCTGAATTTCCGCAAGTACAAAAAATATCTGACTCACGGAAAAAGGCTGTTAAGCAACGCTGGATTCAAAACACTGAATTACAAACGCTTGAAGAATGGGAGCGTTTTTTTAATTACATAAAGCGATCTGATTTCTTGATGGGAAGGACAGCTAAGCCATGGTACGGAATGTGTTTTGACTGGCTAATGAACAAAACAAACTTTATAAAAATATACGAAGGTAATTACCACGGAGAACAAAAATGAGATTTTCAATCGAAGCTGAGCAATCGGTCATAGGCGCATTATTGCTAGACCCAGCAAAACTGGATGACGTTTTAGAAATAACAAGCGAGGCCGATTTTTACGGAGCTGGCAACAGAGCAATATTTAAAACGATAGTTTCTGTTTTTCAGACTGGACAAACTGCTGACGTGATTACTGTGGCTGACGCGATGAGTGATGCTGGAACGCTAGAGTATGCTGGTGGACTTGGCTACTTGGTCGAGATAGCTAATAACACTCCAAGCTCTGCTAACGTTAAATCGTATGCCTCAATCGTTGCTGATAGAGCTATTGAGCGCCGCATAACCGAGGCTGGGCAGCGAATAGCTGAGATTGGCGACGATGAGTCAGTCAATGTCGATGACAAGCTGGATTCGCTGCATAGTGAGATTTCAGGGCTTGAGCGCCGCGACAACTTATCGCTGGTAGCGTTTGACCAGTTGATTAAATCGCGCCTAATCACTTTGGACGGAAAATTCAACGGCACCCATCCAAGAGGTATGGCTACCGGCTACAGAGACTTAGACGAGCGCTACGGCGGCATAGGCAATACTGCTCTTTGGGTATTGGCGGCAAGACCGGCACAGGGCAAGACAGCACTTGCTATGAATATCGCATTCAATATTGCCATGACAGGAAAAGAAGTTTTGATTTTTAGCATGGAAATGGGAAAGGAAGAGCTTGGCGATAGATTGCTTGCAAGTGCCAGCGGAATTAATTCCAAGAAAATTCGCAGCGGTGCACTTGAGCAAGAAGATTGGCCGGCGCTAGCAGCTGGAGTTCACAAACTAAAACCGCTAAAAATTCACGTTATTGATATTCCGGCAATTGATATACACCGCGCCAAAGCCATTGCTCGCAAGTTTAAGCGATTTGGCGATATTGGGCTAATAGTCATTGATTATCTCCAGCTAATGACTGACAGCAAATCCAAGAGCCGTTTTGACGAGGTTTCAAGTGTAAGCCGTGAGTTGAAAGTTTTAGCAAAGATGATTGGTTGTCCTGTGCTGGCATTGTCGCAACTTAATCGTGGTGTTGAGGCTCGAACAAACAAGCGCCCACTTATGGCCGATTTGCGGGAATCTGGGCAAATTGAACAGGATGCTGACATTATCAGTTTTATTTATCGCGATGATTATTACAACGAAGATAGCCCTAACAAAAACACAGCTGAAATAATTACAGCCAAGTTTCGCGAGGGAGAAGTGGGGACGGATATTCTCGGCACTCAATTGCAATTTAGCCGCTTCGTTAACTTTGATCCGAGCAGCTACATTTACGATTGGGAAGAGAATAAAAACGCAAGTACCGGCGCTAGAACAAGAGCTGGATTTAATTAATTTTTCAGGCAAACAAGGTGATAGATATGAGAATAATTAGAAAAATATGGTGCTGTATATTCGGGCATAATTTCTTAGTTGCACAGCATTTAACGGTTTACAGTAGAAGAATTTATTGCAAGTGCTGCAAAGACTCTTATGGAATGAATGATGACACAAGAACACTAATTTTATGGTCACCTGATTTTCACAGAATGTATGAGTCGCATGGTATTGAAATTAAATATCGCGATGAAGAATTCCATAATTAATTTTAGATTGGATACGGAGAAGAAGAGTGTCAGTAAGAATTGAATATGTCTGCAATACGTGCAGCGACAAAAAGGATAAAGAAAAAATCTATGCGGTTATTTTTAATGCAGGTGGCAACAATTTCTCATTATGACCGTGGAATACGCAGAACTTCATGGAACACAAAGGCGTTCACGTTTGTGAAAATTGTCTGCAAAGTTATCGCAAAATCTAACCCGCAAATAGCGGACAACTAAGAGGTAGGTATGAACAGATATTTAAAGCGAACCAGGTTATATAAATCACCATTCCAAGATAGGTGGAGAATGTCAGTTTTATCTACCGATAGATACCTGGCGTTTTACGATCAGCCGCAATATCCAAGAAAATATCCATTGTGCAAAGTTTAAATAGCTATTTGGTCTAATGATTGTGTTGACGGTAAGCGCTTACATTGATATTATGATCTCACTGAAGCAAATAACTAAGCCGGAGAAACAAAATGTCTAAATTCAACGCTCAAGAAGTTGCTCGCGTAATTGCTTCAAAATCTTACACTTTGTTTGAATATGAAGTACGCGGCCATGTAATGCGTCATTTTGGCGTTACCAATGTAACCGCAGCTGAGTGGGTTCAGCGTGTTATCGAGGGCGGTTTTATTCGTCGCACTGGCAAGGTAGCTATCTGCCTTGTGTAAGTGGCAGAAGGTTAGAAAAAATGGCTGGATTTGTGAGGATGGCCGATACATTGCAAGGTTTAATTTTACTGTTTGTTATGTGTATTTGCTTTATAAATCAGTTTCAGAATACGAAAAAATAGCAGGTGATTATTTAAGCTTTACAAGTTTAAAAGATGCTAAAAAACACAATGGAAACAACATATGAGATTTACAAGAGCAGAAATAACCGCAAGAAGCGAGGCAAAGAAGCGTGATGAAGGCATGATTAAACTAGCTCGCTGGATACCAGACACGCCAGCATCAATTGCTGATTATGAAAAGCAAGTAGCCAGGATCAACAAGAAATACAAAGTAAAGCCAATCAAGAATTTAGAGGGGAATGGGGAATGATTAATTTATTGGAATTCAAAGAAAAAGCTGCAATGTACTTTCACAGAATTATGATTGAGGTTATGCATCAGGATGTTGTTGAAATATGTGACCGCGCAATTGCCGCCGAATCAAAGCTTGCTGATGCTGATCTATTAATTTCTAAATGGTCTGAATCATTTTCAGCCTTAAGCAAGGATTACTTTGAGTTAAAATCAAAGCTTGCCGAGATGGAGAGGCAAGGGTCCGATGTGACTTTGCATATACGCGCAGGAGTTCCGATTAGTGTTGTATGCAAAAATGAACTTTGTAGCGGAATTCATGATTTGTATCTTCATGCAAAGCCAGCCGAATCCGTGCAACGCATAACCGAGCAAGATGCGCGCGAGATAGTGAATTCATTTAACAAATGGTTCGCTAGAACAGATTTAGGGTTGCCGGGACTAATTACTGACTTTGATAAGCAGGTAACGAATCTATATCTGTCAGATGAAGGCCGCACCCTACTCGCCAAACTAAACGAACACCGCGAGCCAGAAGTCAAAGCGGAAGTGAGTATCGACACGGATAAAGCATTCGAAGACTACGTGAAGCTAATGTACAAAGGCGGTGACTCTGATGAATGGCATGACGCTCCGGTTAGTGAAGTGTTTAAAGATGGCTTTAATCTTGGCCGTCAAGTCACCGCCAATAAGGCAGAAGTGCCAACTTTGGTTAGAGAAAACCTGAGAAGAATTGCTAACTGGTTTGGTGAGTTTCCGAGAGTGGTTGATGCTCTTGGAGAGACTAGCTACGGCGTTGCATACGGTTCAAATGGCGAGCGCGATTATATGCGAAACCTTGCTAAGGCTGCGCTAGATTCACTCCCACCACTAAAGGATGGTGCGCAATAACGTTGAGCTAAAGCGCTGCGTTTAACAAGTGATAAAAACACAAATGCTTAGACAGTCGCTTTGAGTGACTGGTTACATTTACTTTTAACTACGGAGTACAGAATGAAAAACTTAAACGAAGTATTTGCCGGACAATTACTATTTACCGATCCAGAAACTGGAGAAGAATTAAGGCCAAAATATGAGCCGCAAAATGATGGCAAGGGAGGATTTATATTGTACGTGACAAACAAAGACGGTACCCGAAACTGGAAACACACCATAAGAACCGAAGAAATGTAACGTTGCGATAAAACGCAGCCCACAAACTAATTAATTTATTGGAGTTGAACTTATGATGATTTTTAAAAGAGCCACTTTTTGGCTGTCGTTTTTAATTGCCGTGTTATGTTTACAGGGGTGCAGACAAGAGAAAATCTATGTAAGCGAAGAGGTAAGAGCTTACGAGGTTGTTGGAATTAACCGCCCAAAGCATTTCAGTGTTGATTTGCTGGACGTAAGAACACACCAGTTATTCGAGCGCGAGAGCAACAGTAAGCACTGCAATAATTGGCGTAAAAATAAGGTACACGAAATAGTGAATGTAAGAACAATTTACTATAAATACGAAGGATCAGAAGATATTTATATTGAGCTGGAAAGTATTAACGCCCATTTTTGCGGGTGAACATAACGCCGTTATAAATTGCGGCTGCGCGAACTAAATACATGCGGAATTCTATTTCCGTCAATTTCATAACTTTGTTAAGTGAGGCTTACATGTGCAATTGTTTGGGCATGGCAAGAACTTTTGACGATGAGAGATCAAAAGTTATCCCGTCAAACCACCACCCAAAATGCGAAGACTACAAGCTTGAGAAGTTTATAAAAATTTCTCTCGATGGCGCTTCTGCGATATTTGAAGAAAGTGAAGCCGCTGAATTTACTGATTTAGAGTACAAGAAAGAAGATATTTTATTAACCCGCGACCAGTTTGAAAAGCTTGAAGAGTTTGCAGGCTGGTAGCACTTAACGCCGAGCTATGCGGCAAACAAAAGGTAAAAGTGAAATGAACTCAGATATAAAAGAACACGATGAACATGCTACACCGCACGGTTTGTCCAGCGCTGAAAGCGCGAAGCTTGAGCGACTTGTTATGCGTTACCCTGCGGACAATTCCGTTGAGCCTGTTTACTCAGTAATACAATCATGTGTAATTGATAACTGCCTGCGCAAAATTGAGAAATACTTTGATGAGCATGGCGCTCAATGCGGGCTAGGCGAGGTTGTTGCCGATTTACGATTGATGGCAGCAGTTCAACGCGGAGCAATTGAAGGTAACGTATAACGCCGAGCTAAAGCGCTGCGATTAACAAGTGATAAAAACGCAAATTTCTAGACAGTCGCTTTGAGTGACTGGTTACATTTACAAAACATGAGGATTTAGAAATGTTAGACAGAAAAACTTTAAAACAAAGGTTGCACTACCAAGGCAAGCAATACACAAACGGACAGTACGCTAGAGGCGGCGATCACGGTGGAAAGCACATGCTTACTCAGGCGGCTGAGAGAATAGAAGAACTTGAAAATGGGCTGTATGACCTTTTAAACGATTGCATTAATTTTGCAGATAAAGGGCAACTAACAGATTCAATACTGAAGCGAGCAAGTAGTCTTCTTGAAGGGCGCGATGGTGTTGATATGGACGCGCAATACAAAGATTTGTTTATACCACTTACTCGCTGAGTGAATGTAACGCTGAGTTAAAAGGCGGCATGAAGATTTAGCTAAAAACACAAATGGGCAGACCGTCCATTTTGAACGACTGGTTATATTTGGAGGTGTTGTTTTGAAAACGGAAAAAATTATAGTTAGACCGAACGGCCTAAAGGTTAAAATCACCACCACATTCTCATGTGAATTTTTGCGAAATGAGTTTAGATACTCAAACCATGTTGAAGTTTGCGACAAAGGCAAAAGAAAATTTCACCCACCGTTTTACCCTGACGACTTTGCAACAAAAGACGAACTAAATTTAGCGAATCTTGAAATGTGGGAAAGCGTGAAGCCCGGTGAAATATAACAGGGGAATATACAGTGATAAAACTGCTTATTTCCAATTTGGCTACTAGACTGTGTTGATTAATTTATTTTAACTATGGTGCAATTTGAGCATCGTTAAGGGGGAGTTATGGATAGGCCAAGAGTGGTGATTGTTGGAACGGTAGGCCATATAGATCACAGTAAGTCCATGCTTGTTGCAGCGCTATTGAGTGCCACACATGACATTGTTGTTTGCAATGAAAAGCCGGCGCTCCCAGAAATTTCAATTAAAGTTCTTCGCGGCTTTGATGATCCAATTTTCTGCAGTGACATTCACAGGAAATCAAAGGGCGATAAGCGTCGTGATCGCGCCGAACGCCGAAGCAAGGGTTGGAGATAACCATGACCAAATCACAGATAGAGGAGGATCTGCGTTCGCGCGCAATATCGTTATACGTTGGCCCGTTCAATTATTATTGCGGCTACATTAGCGACAGCAAGGGTGAAGTGTTCGCAGACCTTGGCAGCATACTTGAGCAAGAGGCGCGCATTCGTGGATGGGGCAGAATTCAAAAACTTGAAGATGCAGAAGCACTGCAAGATAAAGTTGGCGAATTGTTTGCAGAGGCGCTAAGTCAGTTTTGGCTAGCCGCAAAGCAGGATGAAGAGAGCCAATCAACAGATGAGTTTAAGGCTGTAGGTTGGTTAATGTGGGATAGAGATGATCCAAACGGCAAAGAAAATGAATTTTTTGTTTATGGAGAAGAAAACCCAGTAAAATCCGAAAGAGAGCAGATTGGATACGGCGGAGATCATCGTGGCCATGTATGGGAATCTGAAAAAGTTTACATAAAAATTAATGGCCCTAAAGTTGGCGATATAGTCGAAACTACGACAGGTTTATTTCAGGTTATGAAGCATCCTGATTCTGTAGATGACGCAGGTATAACTAGTGATGGGTTAGTTCGTAGTTATTGCGCATACTGTGGCACAGAAAGTTATGAGCACCTTCCGAATTGTAAGGGGGCTAGAGGGTGATTTATGTCAACTCACCAGATTGATGCAATGATTGAGGTTAATGCAAAGATCGCATTGGCCGGCAAAGAGGTTATAGAAATATTGCAAGGTGGCGATGCTGCCGATGTGATTGTGCAGAAGCGAGTCGACACAAAGCCGCGTAGCGTTCCACAGAACCGTTTAATCTACTTGGCATATGAGCGCATAGCAAAAACGTTGTACGGCAATGACGAGATCCACGCGCGGCGTGAATGCAAGTTAACGATAGGCTGTAGAATACTGCTTAGAGATAGCGAAGGGTTCAAGGCAAGCTATGACCGAGTTATCCGCGCATTTGACTATGAAACAAAGTTATCCGCTATGGACTTAATCAGCGTTAGCAGCTTGATGAGCATTAAGCAGGGGAAAGAGTACATAGACAGAATTATCAACAGCTACACCTTGAAAGGCGTTTACTTCGCTGATTTAGATGGAGCTAACGAGTATTTAAAATATCCAGAAGTTAATAGGGGAATGAGATGATTGATTCACTGGAAGCAATTGAGGCTATCCGAGACTGCCAGGCAAACGCTGACATGGTTAAGCGCCCATATTCAGTATGCTCATATCATGGCGGCTTAGTGGTGATGATGAAAGTCAAAGCTGTTGAGCTTGGTTATGTAATTATTGAAACCTGCAACCCGGTGAGAAAATGAGTAACGTTCACGAATTACCACAAGCCACACTGGAATCGGTTCCAAAGGTTTTGCGTGCTATAGCCGATGAAATTGAGAAAGGCGATCATGGCAGGGTGGATATGGCTGCATTGGTTATCAAGAATAGCGATGGCAATGTAAATGCATTTGGAGCGGGTGGCGCTGACTTTTACAGAGCAATAGCATTGTTCAATATGGGCATCAATTACTTGCTGAACGGAATTCATGATGATTAAGCCGATAAAACCAAAGAAATCAAAATGCAAGAACTGTCGAGGAACGTTTATCAAGACAAGCGCATTTGCATGTTGCGGTATGGCTTGCGCATTAGATTACCTGGATAAAGCTGCGGCAAAGAAAGCTAAGCGTGAAATAGTGAACAAAGAAAGATCCTACAGAAAAGATTTAATTGATCTAAATCGCAAGGATGTAAGATGGCAGCACAAACAATGTCAGCCAGTGTTTAATAAGCTTCGTCGTCTACAGGAGTTTAAGTGGTTTAAAGATCGAGGAATTGAGCCTTATTGCATATCCTGCGGGAATCCATTGGGCGGTGATGAATGGGCATGCGGGCATCTGCGCAGCGTTGGAAGTAATTCACAGCTACGCTATGACCCGATCAACACATACTTGCAGCACAATGTTAGGTGCAACAAAAACCTAAGTGGTGACATTAACGGAACAGCAACCACTAAAGGCTACAAAATAGGCCTAATAGACCGATTTGGTGCTGATGAAGCTCTTTGGATAACCGACTACTGCGAAATCCATAACGACACTATAAAGTGGGACTGGCAGTTAATGGAGCAATGGCGCAAAGACTGGAATAAAGAAATCAGAGGACTGGAGAAATATTTAAATGTATAACCACAAACCAAAATGCCCATACTGTCAAAGCTATTATTTATCAAGTATTGATAGTGAAGGTCTAAAGCGCTGCATTGATTGCGGCAAAGAATTTAAACTTAAATAACGTTGTTAATAGGGGAAGTGATATGGTAAAAATATTTGTTCTAATTATTGTATTTTCTGGCGGAGGCCAGACTGGCAAAACAAGTGTTGTGCAGGAATTTGGCTCATTAGCCCAATGCCAATACGTTTATAAAACACTTACAGAGCAGGCCGCAAAAAGTGATACGGTTACTTACTTAACCGCAGGAGGATGTTTCGATAAATAGATTTATGTATAATTATGAGCGCCCACTCTCGGCAGTAAAGTGGGATTTAAAGCGTACGCCGGCATGAGTGAGCCAAACAGACTGTAAATCTGTCGCGAGAGCTGTGATTGTGCAAATCGATCCGTGCGCACCATATTCGCCGAAAGGCACAAAGAGCCTGACGCATAGATGTTGCTCTGGCGTCAAATCCCGGCAACGCGGGGAGATAGCGAAGATAAATAACCAGCACTTAAAACCTGCCGGTTATTTTTTGTAGACGCTGAAAGCAATAGCGATTAAAATTAAACCAAGCATATATGGTAATTTAATCATGTTATCTAGGCACTTATTGGCTTTACTTATAACTATTGGCGTCTATTACGTCCCAGATATGATTTATTCTGTAAGTGGCGGATATTCATGGGTAAATAGTGCTTTGTGGTCGCTAATATATATCGTCATGATCTACAAATGCGCTAAAATACGAATAACATCAATTTTGATCTGTATTGAAATGATTGCAATGACTACAACGTTTATTGCAAATTATCAGTACAAGGCTGGAGGCGGAGTTTTCTATGACCAATATGAAGGCATTTTGAATGCATGTTACGTCATGGAACTAATCACAATTGGAGCGGGGATGTTAAGGGGTGGAATCATTAAGCGACTACACACTTTATGCCTCACTATTCCTTATAGCCGTCAAGATAACCATTGCGGCATATTATTTGGTAAGAAGCATCTATGACCGATCACTCAGGAAGCGCTATGGACGCGATAAGCGGAGCAGCGAGCAGTAAGATCTCCACTATCACAGCAACCACAACAGCAAGTGGCGTAATCGTATCAGGCGCACAGCCTCACATATTCGGTTACTGGCTTGCAGAGAATGGTGTAGGCCTCCTAAGCTGGATCGAAATCTTTCAAATAATCGGATCTTTGTACGTTACCGCACAGTTAATTAAACTCCTCATATCAACCATTAATCACGCCCGAGAAAATATCATGCCAAAGAAGCCAGTTAAGCCGACAGCAGAAGCAGAATTTAAAGCGACCACAGCCAAGCCAACAGCCAAGCCAAAGAAAACTAAAGCGTAACCCACGCAAGACGCATAGAGGATGAAATTTAGTGACTGCATACACGATAACCGGACCATCGGGCACGTTAGGTGTAACAACTGATTTCACCCCTAGCGGTACGCCTACCACTGGCGACACTCTAACAATTGCCGCAGGTAAAGAACTGCGAGTGCCCTCTGGCGTTTGGAATATGCCGACCTACACCCAAGGCGGCTCTAGCGGATCAAATGCAAAAATAACAGTTCAGACGGGCAGCACATTAAAACTAACTGCTGCCCCAACTGTTAACGATTGGTCTGAATACGAACTGCAAGGCAATGCGACAATTGATCTAAATGGATTCAATTTATTGCCGACTATTAGCGATGCAAGCGGAATACGGTTCAAGATTTTTGCAACTGGTACGGCATTGGGTGGCGCAAAGTCAATTATAAAATCAGGCGCAGCAAAGGCTACATTTGGCAGCTTGACAGCACCAATCGGAATTTACATAAGTCTAAACAACTTTGAAATTGACAATCTGCACTGGCGTGCGGGTGGTAGCTGGTACTCTGGTAACGTTTTAAGCCTGCAAAATGGGCTAGTAAAAAACTATGGTGCTTTCGCAACGTCCGGCTATCAAGATGATGGTACGGATTTAGTGCTTAAAGGGCTTGAATTCCGTAATTGTAACGCACCGGTTGACGTGAATGTCGGTACTGTAATTGCCGACTTGGGGTTTCATCCAAGTGGCGATGCCAGCGGATCGGGAATAACTGGGCAGCGTTCTTTTGAAAATATCGTTTTTGATGCAACGGACACAGCGGGAACACAGGTAAAGGTAAAAGTTTATTGGTTGGCTGGGTTCACGCCTAAAAACCTTGTATTTCTGGACTGCCAGCCGTATGACGGCGAGGGCTACATGTACTGGGACGGCGTGTTCACGAAAGTGCGCTCCGAGTCCAATGCTGCCTTTGGTGTGCTTAAAGCTAACAATTTGGCCGTTGTGTCGCATAACGATAACCCAAAGCACTTTTCAGGCGAGGGAACATGGAATTCGCCGGTAATTGAATGCAAATGGCTCAGCGGTACGTCTGTAGATGCTGGCGACCTGTTCGTAATTGGCAACACTAATCCGCTGGTATTAAACAATGTATTACTTATCGATGAGTTTGGTTCGGGTATCGTAAACGCATTGTCTGCGGATCGCGGGGCTAACGTAACAATGAGCTACGCTACTTATGTTTCTGATATTCGCCATCCGCTCAACGGCGTGTTTCGTAACGAGGGCGGCGGTCGATATACCGGTACAGTGAGCGTAACCAACTCAATAAGCTATGTCCGGTCAAACGTAACGGCGGCAGCAACAATTTACGGGTACAACTTTGGCGAGAATACGGCCAACGATCAGTTAACAACACACGGCAATAACTGCTGGGTAAACTACCCTGATCAAACAAACAATGCCATCTATCATGCGGTTAATAGCGCATCGAAAACGCTAGGGCAAGCAAACTGGGGTGGTGGGGACATTTTCACAGACCCGGCTTTCGTAGATAAGACGCGCGGCATTATGTCATTTGGCGCATCTAAGGGCGCTGCAACCTATGCCGATGCATGCCAGGCTGTTGCGCGCGGCGTGAACGGATATAACAAAACGTCTGGTACTTTTAACAGCGGCGATATTGTTGTAAATACTGTAAAAGTTTATCGTGATTGGGTGCGCGCAGGATTCGCGCCAACCGCAGCAACATACCAAGCAAATGACTCTACAGGTACGAAAGCTCGTGGCGCTGTGGATTGGGTGCAGGCTTCCTCTGACGGCGGGATAACATCCAGCAAAATCACATCGAGCGGAATAACTAACTCAGGATTAACCAGTTAAACACGCTAATCATTTAAAGATGCGTAAACAATGCGCAAAGCCACCTAGCAAGTGGCTTTTTTATTGTCTAAAATGTGATAAACTT